ATTTTTTTCATATTGTGCAATAACATCTGGCTCACCTTTCATATAATAATAAGCTTCTATTAATGATCCGTAAAGAAGTGCAAACGGTGCATTTGTACTTAACCAAGTTGTACCACTATCGGCTCCAGCAGTAATACTTGATGGTCTATAATAATAATGAAGTTCTAAAGTATAATTACTATTTGGTGTAGGAGCCACTATAAAATTATCAGTATCAAATCGTGCATAATACTTAGGTAAACCAGTTGTACTAGAAGCTGGTGTATACTCTCGTAAATAATTTACGTCTTTTTGCAGCAGAAAACTTTCTGATCCAGATGTTGTTATTTGCAAGGAAAATGATGCCAAGTAATCTGATGGCACAGATAAAAATTGATCTGATGATGAAAATGCACTTGTGACATTTTTTCTAAATATATCTAAATCTACACCTTTAAATATCTTTTCTTCAGCAGCTTTTATAAAATCAGGCAAATGTGTGACAAAACTAGTTTCGCTATTATCTGCATAATCTTGTATGGCTGTTTTTAAAGTTGCTAAAGTAAAACTCATTAATTTGTTATAGTGACAGGTCCTGCACTTGCAGATCCTCCACCACCTTTCTCGGTAATTGTTGCATTAACACCAGCAGGAAACGAATAATTGTTCGTATCTATATTTGTAATTGTGAAACCAGAAGCACCATTTATTGTGGTTGCAGGTATGCCACCTATACTTGTAGAGTCACGAAATCTTACAGTATCACTAGTAGATCTTCCATGATTAGGCTCATTAACTGTTACAGTTCCAGAACTAGATGTTGTACTAAATGGATTTAAAGGTAAAAGATTTGGCACTGCTGTTTCAGTTCTGTCTGGTCGTGCATCTCTAATTGCTTCTAAGTCTGTTCTTATTCTTGGTGGAGTTAACTGTGGATGCTTTTCTTCGTATTCATCATATCCAACAATGCTTCCATTCCATTCTTTTCTCATATCTTTTATACGATAACGAAAACCAGAACGATCAGATATTCTGTAAGCATATTTTCCTTGTGCAAAAGCCATTATCCAACCTTATAATATGATAACTGTGGGGTTACTGTAAAAGATGATCTATCTCTATCTTCACCCATTGCCCTTTCAAATTCTTCTTCGTAAACTGTTTTTAACAATTGTATTCTATCTGGTGCTCTTTTCATAGCTATATAATAAGCTAATCCTGCTGTTAAACAAGGATAAAACCTAAAAGGTATCTCCATTGTGTTTACTTGTGCATCAGCATCTTGTATCCGTGTTAAAGCGTCATAAACAATAACATCTGTGCTATTTTCTGGTGCAGGATATATTTTTAAATTAGGTGTTATTTGTCTATCCAAAAAATATTGTGTAGGTCTTCCAGTTGTAGTTTTAACAGGTATGTTTGTATATGTATCTCTTGATATTCTGCTCATACTAAAGTCTGTACCGCTTCTTCTAACAACAGCAGATAATATGTCTATTATATCAGTGCCCAAACTATACTCTGAATCAGATGCTGTAAGAGCTTGTGTTTTTTGTTCAATTGTCCATTGATTTAAACCACGATTAGCCCATTCTGCCAACATAATGTTCATTGAACGTCTTGCTGTTTGCAGATCATACCCAGTTCTAGCTTCTAAGCCACATCGCTCAAAAGCCTCCTCAATATATTCTGCTACATCTAATTCAAAGTCAGTTGAGCTTGATGTTGCCATTAGGCTTTACCACCTTTTTTCATTTTTTTCATAGCCATGCCACCACCACGCATCTTTTTTGGTTTCATAGCCATTCCGCCACCTCTCATTTTTTTAGGTTTTGCTTCACCACCCATCATCATTTTAGCAGCTTTAGCCATGTCTTTAGACATAGCCATCATTTTTCTTGGGCTCATTGCCATTTTAGTCTCCTATAATAGTTTTCACGTTGCTCATAGATTTCTTTGACATTGTACATATTATAATAATTATCATAATATCCTAGCTTCTTCAATTTATTTGCACTTTCTTGAAGTTTGCTAAGTCTTTGAACAAATATCAAAGCATATTCCTCGTTAACGATTTCGTTAAATGAACCATCATCTATAAGTTCATTAACATCATCATCAGGATGGAATCCCATTACCCAAATATCTTTTTGTTTAAATACACCTTCATGTATTATTTGATTTAAAAAGGTAAGATATTTGTGAAATTTTTCATTATCTTCGTAATCAAGGTCTACGACAATTATTAAATCTTTAGTGTCGTCATAACTATCTATTATTGAGTGCACAATTTTATAGGCTTCGTCTCTTTTAAAGGCAAAACCAACTTTATCATCTGTCCAAGCTTTTTTTGCATAAGGGCAACTAGGTAAATTATTATAGCTTGAATTAGGTGTTTCTAGTGCATGTCTTGACCAAGCTTTAATCTCCTTACAAATTTTATCTTCTAAATTAATTTCTAAGGTCATTTCTTTTTCTTTCGTCTTACTGCTTGAACTCTTCTTGGTTTGCCTGCTGGTTGTCCCAACCTTTTCTTTTGTGCTATTCGTTTTCTTTTTTCTGAAGCTGACATCTCTGATCCAGTTTTAGGAGTTTTACTAGATATTCTTTTTGACGGTCTACAATAAGGTGTTCCTCTCTTCTCTCCTTTTTTTCTCCCACAAGGCTTACCAGTTCTTTGGTCCTTCCAATCTTCTTTGAACCATCGTTTAAGAGCAAGACCTGCTTTTGTTTTACGGACAGCCATTATCTAAACTTTGTTACTTTTCGTCTATCGCTCATTACAACACCACAACCACGAGCTATATTTGGATTTTTTGCAGGTCTTTTACGCTTTTGTTTAGTAACATTACCACCATTTTTTAGCTCAATGACACCACCTTCAGCTTTCTTTTTAGCTTTCTTTTTACCACCTGTTCCGTAGTTGGCTGCTCCTACCTTTCGGCATTTTGCGATGGCTCCAGAGGCATAAGCACTTGGAAAAACTCTGTAGCGTGCTTTGACTTTATGATAACAAGCGTCTTTTGGCATTTTTTTTCACCTTTACTATTTTTTTAATTTTTTTCTTTTTTTTATGTGGTGGCTTAGAGATTTGTTGACTCATTTGTGCTCTACTCATCACCATTATATTAACTGCTCCAATCCACTAGCTACAATGATTAATGATACAATTATCCATAATCTATTATCAAGTTTATTTAGTTTTTGATTTATGCCGTCAAATCTGGCGTTACAAACTTGTTCGTGTTTTTCCAACATTTTAAGTAATTCTTTACTTGTCATTTAACACTTCCACCTTCTTCTAGCTTGCCTTAGACGGCTGTTGGGATTTTTAGCAGCCTTTGGAAACTTTTTCATTTGTCCTGCTGATCTAGCACAAAATGACTTTCGTCTTTTAGCAGCCTTGCTACCAGGCTTTACCTTGCCTGTTACAGCAGTCTTTAATTTACTACCAGGGTTATCTCTTCTGTAACGAGCAACACCAGCTTTAGTCATTCCCGCTCCACTCTTTGTAGAACGGAAATATTTTTTTGTTTTAGGAGGGTTTTTACTAGCCTTCCTAGGCATTACTCATAACTTTTTCTAAGTTGGAGCGTAATTGTATAAGTGTCTGCTGAAGAATGTCCTACTGTTGTAAACATAATATCACCAGTAACACCAGAGCCAGCATTGTTTGTCATACCACCGAAGCTTGTATAGTCATGGTGACCACTTTGGTTTTCACCAAGCTCAATACACAAAACATCAGTTGAAGCATCAAACAACACTTGCACTTTCATACCGTTACACTGCCACCATATTTTTTCTATAGTGGCTCTTGTGCAACTTGCTCCACGTTGATTTGTAGCTAAAGCTGATACATCAACTTTTTTTACTGCACTTTCACCAGTTCCATCAGAAATATTGGTAAATTTAAGTACAGCAATGTGCTTTCCGTCAACTAGAGTTTGTGAGGCAACTGCGTCTGCCATATAAATCTCCTATTATTGATCAGCAAAAGAAGGGGCTGTTGTTGATGTAACATTTCCAAAAATTTGATAATTAGTTGTGTCAATACCCATAATAGTAACGTCAAAACCAGCAGGGACATTAAATTGTATGCTACTGTTAGAGTTTCCATCTGAAAATACTGAGCTTACTTCATTACCATCGGTATCTAAAAAGGTTACACCACCAATATAAAAGTTAGAATTACCAGGTGTAACAATTATAGCATCAGTGGCATCAGCAGCACCACCTGCATAAACAAATCTAAACATAGAACCTGCTATCGGAGCTGGAAGTGTGTATGTATTATCTTGACCTCCGTCTGGAATAAGCAAAACTCTACCACTATGTGTTGCATTTGTTAAAGTTACGTTACCATCAGATAAGCTAACAGGTGCTCCACCAATAGTTGTTATTTCTGTAATTGTTCCAGTGGTTGCATTTTTACTAATAGTTTTAAGTGTGCTTTCAGATCTAATTGGACCTGAGAATGTTGTATTAGCCATGTATATCTCCTTGTCGTGGCAAATGTCGAGGGTTATTCCTCGTCAAGGTATTTTAAGTATACATAAAAAAAAGGGGTCTGGAAAGACCCCTTTGT